AAGAGAAACTATCCGAGCATGGAATCAGGAAATGGAGCAGGCGATAAATAATGCGCAAACAGCAGAGGAACTAAGAACGATAAGAATAAAATTTGAGTAACAGAAATGATTGTGAGAATATAGTATGGCAAAAATAAAAAAAGAATTACAGCACTTCAAAATTTCTTACTCGGATCAAGAACTTACTGCAATTAAAAATGACTGTCTATCTGGACTTGAGGAACGGAGGAAAACTTATGATGCTTACGGAGAAAAGGTTTTAAGAAATAGTCTCAAAAACCCTTTACTCAAACACCTTGAAGATATTAGTTCTCTGATTTACTATCCTGATAACATCATATTTGACATTGTTATTCAAGAAGATAAAGTTACTCCTCAGATATTATCTCTTGTAGAAAAACTAAAAGAGAATATATACGAAGACTTTGTAAACCTTGCTCTTGATATAAAGATATATGACATAATTTTGTGGTCCCTTGTCTATGGATCATATTTCACGAAATTGATAATCAATGGAGATAACATAAGAATTAAGCCCGTATCTCCATATGATATTTGCGTACTGTACGAAGATTACCCAGAGTTAGATAGAAATCAGATTATATTACATGTAACCAGAATTCCCAAACATCTTGCAATGCAAAAGTATGGCTCTGATGTAATAGCAGAGATGAGTGAAGTTTCTGTACCTATAAGGCCAGAGTCAAGATTCCTTGCAATGGTTTATTCTCAAACGAAAGGACAGGTACCTACTCAAGAGGAGATGTGGTATACGGAAAGAGAACTACCTCCTTCACCAAAGCCAGTTGGTAGATATGTAGAGTTGTATGAGATGTGGATATGGGATGAAGCCATACAGGACTATTTAATGGTCCAGTTCATAGGTTCAAAGATTATAAAGTCCAGAAATCCATTTATACCGAAACAACAGCCATTTGTTGCGTTCTGTCCTAACCCTCTGGAAAACTATTTCTTTGGCTTATCAGAGATACATTTCCTGTATCCGTTACAGGATAAACTTAAAGCACAGATAGAAAAAATAGACTATAATGAGAAGATGCTTGCAGAACCGCCTATGATAATCTCAGGCCTTACTGGGACCGTGGAAGCTCAAGAGATAAAACAAAAGCTTAAAATACCTAACGAAGTTATAGAGATAGTTGATCCTACTGCAAAGATAGACTTTTATTTACCAAAGTTAACTACTGATGTTCTTTATAATTCTCTCCAGTACTGGGAAACAAGCTTTAAGGAAATGTCTGGGATAATTGGAATCTTAGGAGGAAGACCGTTACCCAATGTTCGTTCTGGAGCTTATGCATCTATCCTCGCACAATTTGCCTCTGCACCACTGAAAAAGAAAGCATTAAGAGTAGAATATTTCATAGAATCTTTAATGACCTTATACGCTGATGTTAAAACGAAGATAAGCGAGAAATATGCATTGATAAGTGGATTGCCGTTCAGAGTTGATGTTTTTGCTCATACTTCATCTCCTATTGTGGCTACATTTTATCAAGACTTATTGTTAGAGCTTGCAAAGGTGGATATAATACCTGCGGAAGTTGTGATAGACGTGTTACCGTTACCGAAGAAAGACCTTATAAAGGAGTATTTGAGGAGCAAAAGAGTTTATGAGACCACGAAAGGCGAGAAGGAAACCAAAGAGGAGTAGCAGGGTATATACCCGCTACGGAATAAGAAAGGCGGGGGGCATACGCCGTAAACGGGGTGCTTAAGCACCCACTAAATTTAAGGAGGCCATTATGGCAAGAAAGAAGAGAGTGACCCGTAGGAAAAAGAGAACAGTTTAACTAATGGCGGTCGTTATGCCCCCTGCCTGAATACATAAGAAAGGAGGATATTATGCCTGGAGGACAGTATGTAAAATTCTCACCAAAGGCGATAAACAGTAATTATACTGTAACGTTTGAGGATGACTGTCTTCTTGTTACGACAGGAAGTAGTAATAAAACTATCTCTCTTCCCAAAGCATCAAAGGCAAGAGCAGGGAAAGCTATACTTATCCAGAAGGTTGATAGTGGAACAGGGGCTGTTGTGATTTCTGCAGCTACTGGGGATAGTATAGATGGTGCTTCTTCTGTGAATATTACATCTCAGTATGCAAAGAAACTGCTTATTAGCACTGGTTCTGGCTGGCTTGCTATTTCATCTTCATAGGAGGTGACTTATGGCTATTTTAGAGCAGCTTGGTATTAACATTCCGCCTCCCGCTCCTCCTGCTGCTGGCATTGGTGCACAGCCAACTGTGACACCTATGGCAGAAGCCCAGAAAGCTCCTGACCTCTCTGGTATTGAGACTTTTGCTGATACTATGGTTGCGGGAGCTTATATGCTTCTTACAAGTGCTCTGTCTTACTATGGCAGTACTTCTGAAAAAGGAGATGCAATTATAAAAGCCATAAATGCTATTAAGAAAGGATTTCCAATGGAGGAACTGAAAGAAGCAGAAAATAACGTTAAATCTCTTTTTTCTGGTGCAATAACAGGAATGATGGCTCCTCAAACAGTTACTCCTACTCCTGCTTCAGCTCCTGTACCACCAGCCGGGGGTGTGCCTCCTGAAGGAGGTAGAACAACGTAAAAGGAGGCTGCTATGGAGATAGGAGCTGGAATCATTGTCGGAGTTGTAGGGATCGTGATTGGTAATTTAATCCTCAACGGTATTAGAGGGAATAAGAAAGTTGGGCAGGATACTTTCGATTTGTTCGTTCAGGAAACAAGAGACAACTTCAAGCGGATTGATGACAGGCTTTGCAGAATAGAACAAAAATTAGATGCGAGGTAACCATGCCAGCAGTAAGTGAAGAACAAAGACGGTTGGCAGCAATTGCTCTCTCAATGAAGAGAGGGGAAACACCACGCAGTTATTCACGAGAGGCTGCAAGGATGGCAGATTCAATGTCGGAGGAACAGCTGAGAGATTTTGCAAGGAAGGGCAAAAGAAGCAAGAAAAGAAAGAAAAGAACAGCTAAAAGAAGAACTACACGATGAAAGGAGGTGTGTAAAATGATTAAAGGGAAAAGACACACAGAGCAGGTAAATGTTGACATGGAGAGGGATAAGAAATTTCTCACCGATCTTGACAGGCTTCCTGTGATTGGCTATTCTCCGAAAGTGGCAAAGGTACTATCTCAGAAACCGAAAAAGAAAGGAGGTAAGTAACTATGGAGATGGACTTTGAAACTTTGCAGGCAGAATATGAGAAACTGAAACAGGAGTACGAAAGTATCAAAAAGGCAAAAGAAGAATATGACGAAGCCATAAAGAAAGCCTACGCTGATCCTGAACTCAGACCATCGTTAAAGGCTATGCTTAAAAAAGTCGCAGGAGTTGAGATCGACGATCCTCCTCATGAAAAGGTTGTGAAATCGGAGATACAGAGACTGGAAGAGGAACTGAAGAAATTGAGGGCAGAAAAAGAACAGGAACAGAGGCAGAAAATCGAATCTGAATTGAGAAGTATCTTTACTGAGTATGGTATTGAAGGCGACGAACTAAAGAGATTCCAGCAGTTTGTCATTGAAAGTGGATTAACACCAACGACTGTTCAGGGATGGAAAATAGCAGCGCAGAACTACAGAAGATCTCAGATGGCGGAACCGTTGCTCGGTAAGCCTAAAACATTTAAATCTGAGCTATCTTTAGACGAATTTGCAAAGAATCCTGCGGATGCACTTGACAAATTCGCAATGAGCATCTTAGCAGGAAGAAAGTAACGAAAGGAGGTAATATCATATGGCACTACCTAATTTTAATTATGCTACACCTTATGGAGTATTTCCTCCCAGTGTAGAAACTGGGGCAATGGACTTTTTAAATGCTTTATCGAGAGCTATTCCAAGCTATGTAGTTGCTCAGAATCTTGGTAAATTGTCTCCTCTTGTAAGGAAGTTACTTCAGGATGCTGATGTGAAACCAATTAGTTTTCCATTTATCAGTGCACCAGTTGCGGGGACTCCTGTACAGCACAGTCAGTATGTGACTTATGACGGTTCTTTTAATCTTCCTTCTGGGCCTGATATTAACCTAACTGATATGGCGACATTCTATGCTAACATGCTTCTTGATACTCTGTTTGTTACTGATGTGGAAGCTAAGGCATTCGACGCTGGTAATCCTTATATGCTTTACAATAGCCTAAAGGCCAGGGCGTCGCTTATATGGATAGGACTTATGGATACGTTTGCAACTAATCTAACTGACACTCGTGTATCTGGCGGAGTTGAGGACACTGACAAGTTCTATGGACTAAAAGACGTCGTAGACACAATATCCGTTAACCCCAACTTTGGAAACATTGATAGAACTACGAAGACTTACTGGAGAGCTAAGGTTTACAATGTTGCAAGTCTATGGACTGATTCAGTACCTGCATATGTATATCTCATGAGAGCGCTTGCTAAGTACCAGAATGAGTGTTCAACTATGGGTATGCCTACTTGTGGGTTTACGAGTTATGGAGTATGGCAGAAGCTTGCGGAGTCATTTACAAGTATAGAACGTTATATTGTTGGAGACATTGCAAAGCTTGAAGAAACGAGAGGATACGAGGTTGTTGGAATTGTTGTCAATGGTATTCCCATATTTCCTGATCCGTACATTACTGGTACTGATTTGTATTTACTCAATTTTGATCATCTTAAGTTCACATTCGTGTCTGGATATGTCTCTTCTATGACTCAGTGGTTCAATATGTTTATCGTAGGTAAACTTGCATACCTGAGCTTGATAATCATCGGTGGCCAGCTGTGGAGTGATGCTCCTGTGTCTTGTGCAAAGTTAACGAACATGCCAGCTGTGAGCAATGTGTAATTACTTAACCACGGAGGTGCAATATGGTACTTGTTTTTAATGAATCTGACAAAAACCTTACAGTAAAAGTCTGGGGGAAAGAATACATTCTTCCCGTAGGTGAACCTGTAGATATTCCTGAAGAGGCTGCGAGAGGCTATTTCGGCTATGGTTTAGGGATAACTGAAGGAGTTATGAACGCATGCATAGAGAATCTCAGAGCTGTGAATCCGTTCCTTGTCAGAATGCCTGATCAAGAGGTGTGGGACAATTACGTTTGCAAAGTAAGTTTCAATGTAAAGGCGGTAAAGAAAATAAAAAAGGGTATGAAGGATGACGGGAAATGATTACATAAACTTTGCAAAGAAGGCTTTTTATCCTACAGAGACGTTCGTTGATAATGCTACGCTTGCAATGTTTGTCAACGAAGCAAGGAAGCGTGTAGCTAAGCTTGCAAAGGTGGGATATAAAGAAGATACCTTAACATTGCAGGCACGTACAGCAAACTATACGCTAAGTACGAACATTTTGAAACTTTTCAGAGTGTTAATCCAGTGGGATAATACAATTAGATATGAACTTATGCCAATACCTTATGGTCATTTTCCGTTGTCAACGAGTACCTTTTTTGCACCTCCGTGGAATTATGCTTTTATACCTTCGAACAAGCTACAGTTTTATCCCTGTCCTGATAGAGAGTATACGGCCTTTTTGTATTACGTACCTTTTTTAAGTTTCAAGTACAGTGATGCTAACTTAAGTCAGAATGATCCTGATATTACCAATGAGAACTACTTTGAAGCAGTGTCTGCTTTCGTAGCTTCCCATCTGGCAAGAAACGACCAGAATTACGAACTGTCAGAACTGTTTGAGAATATAGCGATAAGGAGTTTAAGCATACTGAAGACATAATGGCAGACAGGAGAAAGAAAAAACAAACTATTGCAAAAGAATTTGAAATCACAATTACTCCTTGGGAAGGTATGGTTTTTTCACAGGATCCATACACTATACCGGACAATATGGCAGTATGGATAGAAGGATTACCAAAACTTACTGGAGCAGTAGAATCTCCTCCGAAGTCAGTTTCATATTTTGTTCCTTCTTTTGTAACTTCTGATATTTTACATTTAAGAGCTTTTTCTTTAACAAATGATTATTTCTGTCTGTCGTATTACGATGAAACTGTGGGCTATTGTCTTGCATTTTATCGTGGCACTGATCATGTAGGACATTGTGCTTCTTTTGGACAGACGGGGAAGTTTGATATTGCTCTTCAAGGTAACACGGCATGTTGGATAACTGGTAGAGCAATAGCGGGCCATACTTTCTTAAGAACGTTTAACGGTACTAATATTTATAACCTCGAAAACTACGGTATTGACGGTGATGCTATTTGTTATTGGAAGGGACGAGTGTTTATTGGAAAAGATAGAACTTTAATATTTTCAGTTCCAAATCCTGACTACACGGGCACTACTAACCCATTTAACACAGCCAACGGTGCTGGTTATATCAGCATAAACATTGGATCATTTAACAAAATACTTGCATTGATACCAAAGGAAGATAGCATCTATATTCTTACTGATAATAACATTATTGCCTTATTAGGAACAACTATATCTAACGATCCAACCCAATGGTATTTGACAGAAATTGTTTCCAGTTTTGGTATTACAGGAGTTGGAAGGTGGGTTAAATATGAGCATACTATATACTATCATTCGCCATTTGGAATAATTTCTCTTGTAGCTACAGCACCAGAAAAAATAGATGATGCAATTACCCCAGTAACTGCAATATCTGACAGTATACGAGATATAAGTTATTTTGTTTATGAAGGAATTCCTTATATTGCAGTTGTTGCAAAAAGATATGGAATTACAAATTCTACTGACAATGTTATTTATTGCTATAACCTGCTTACAAAGAGGTGGTATGTAATCCCCGAAAATTGTGTGACCATGACAACCTTAGGTAATACAAGTTATGTCGCTGTTGGTAACGAAGTAAAAAAAATGTTTCAGTCGTCTAATTATATGAAAATAAAGGTTTTATCTAAAATTTTCTTTAATGATGCGAACATTTATTATAATCTCAGAAGAGTATATCTATACGGAAGAGGTAATTCAGAAATTGATCTAAGTATTATTGGTGACTACGGATCATCTTATGTTTCGTCTAAGTCTGAGTACAGACAACCAATATTCGTTTTTCAAACTCCTTCTGGAAACTTTATTTTTAATGATAACTATAGTAATTATCTTACATTTGGTCAAATTGCACTCAGTTTCTTTTTGAATGCTTATTACTTTTCTAATGGCTACAGTAACAGATATAAACAATTTCAGTTGCAACTTGAGCAGGATAGTTCTAACTACAGTGAACTTATATCGATAAAGATTAAAGGTACCTTAGGCGCAAGATATGTTTAGGATACCGCAGATTCTGGAAAAGACTAAATATGCTGTTTTGCTTTATAACATGTATCACGCATTGGAACATCAAGAAATGGCTTCATGGATAAATAGTTTAGCGAGAACATGCAATTTGCCATTTATTGTTACTTATTACTCTCTACCTCCTCTTGATCCTTTTAGTCATGAAAAAATGGAACTTTTTTTCAGTACTAACTGGAAACAACATATGCTATTTTATGATTATCTTGACCAGATAGGATCTTACCTTACTCCTCCTGTCTTTGTATTTCCAAAGAACTATCCCTCTGATAAGTACGACATGGATATTGAATCATTCTGTAAACTCGAGTGGGAGATACATTTAAACTTATGGAGAGCTATTGAGAACTTAAAGATGCGCATTATTGGTGGTTACGGGCAACCAGTGTTCGTTTTCCAGAATCCCTCTGGGAATTTTATTTTTAATGATAACTATAATAATTATCTTATATTTGGGATTACATAAACCTATGAAGATGTTACTAAGTCATTTACTTGAATATGCGGTATGTTTAACTCACGACAAAACTAACCAGATTAATCTTTATGCTCCTTTTTATGCTTTCTGTCATGAAGTAGGAAATTACATGTTCATATCCGATGGAGATAACATGGCTCTTTGTTTTTACGGATTCTGTAACTTGGAAGATGCAGAGAAAATTATGTCTTTACCCTATGATCAGGCATGCGTTGAATACTACATGGTACTTGCAAGAAAACAAGTAAGAGGTCCAGTGGTTGTTCCAGACCTTGTATGCGGTAAAGTTACGCCCTACGGAAAAACCTTTGCATTATCGAGATGGAGAGATATGGGAGTACAGAAAATACTTTTTCATAAAACTAAACTCAGTAAATTCTTTTTGATGGAGGTGTAGTATGGGCGCAGCACTTGCTGCTTTAGGGGAATTTGCAGGTCCATTAAGTGCTATTGCAAGCATAATTAGTATTGGAAGTACGCTTTACCAATTTCTTAATCCTCCAAAAATCGAAATTCCTCGTATCGAGATACCACGAGAAGATTTAGACAAATTAAACCGTGCTATTGAGGCTAACAAAGTTCTATCTGATCAAGCTAAAGCTACAGTGCAACAGGCAATACAGTATTACAATGAAGGAAGATTAACTCCGCAGTATCAAGCAATGTTAGACGAATGGTGGAGAAAAGCTTCTACACAATTACAACAGAGGCTTGCTTCCGCTGGGCTTGAGAATTCGAGTATAGCTCAAAGTGCTTTCAATGAACTTGTACAACAATATCAAAGTTACGCTGGGCAGTTTCTAAGACAGCAACTATCAGATGCCCTATCTCTTTCTGGCCTTGCGCAACAGGAAGTACAGGATCTTATGAGTAAGATTCAGCTTGAAACTGGAGTACAACAGGCGTATGCGCAGTCATACGCACAAGCTATGGGATTAGCTCAACAGGCTCAGGCTATGAGCGGGCTGGCAGGCGCAGGCTTAATGGAAGCAACTACAAGACTACCTGAAACATTGCAAAAATTAGGAGTGACAGTGAAGGCTCCTTCTCCTACTGTAACTGGTACAGTTCCTATGACACCTGGGGAATATTATGGTACGGAAGGCGGAATATTTGAAAGGTTAGTGTAGGAGAAGCAGAATGGGAAGACCAAAAAGAAAAAGAAGAACAGTTTATGTAGAACCATACTATAGTCCTTACTACACGCAATTGAAAGAATTTGAAACTGCTCCTCAAGTAGACGTAACTGCAATGATAGAAGCAATTACAGGGAAACAACAGAGCGTTATATCTGCTATCAATAAGATGAGAGAACAGCATCTTAAGACTCTTACAGGAGCTATAATGTCCGCAATAGGGTCACTAACGTATAATCCGTACGAGAAAATACTCAGTTCTTCATTTGAAAAAATGGCACAACAGAAGGTACAGCCATTACAGGAAATACAGAAAATATATACTGAACAGGCTAAAACAGCAGGTATGCCACTTAGAACCGCAGGTGCTTATGTAGCGTTACCAACGCCTGAAAAACTACCTACTGCACTCAAAACTGAAATAAGATACGACACAGTTTACTATGGCGATTATCCAGAACAAGTGGCAGTGGAAGTACCGTTGGAAACTCCTGAACCTAAACCAGAAGATGTAGCACAGTATGAGCAGTATTTGCCTTCATACCAAAAGGCTTTTGAACAGGCAAGAGACTTTCTGCTAACAACAAAGAATACCTTAGCCAATTTGGGATTTACGGAGACAGAAATAAGACAAGCCATGACTCCTTTTGTGTCTGCAATGAGAGAAGGTCTTAAGTCATCATTAGCTATTGGAGGTACACTAAAACCTGAATATGAAAGTTTTGCTAAAGAATGGGGTTTAATATGACAAATACAATACAGGAGAAGAACGATGGGAAGACCAACGACAAATATTCAAAGTAATATCACAGGTACAATATCAGCTGATATTCTTCCTGATATATACTCTCCCGAAATCGTTGCTTGGCCAGAAGTACTTAAAACAAAACCAAGCGAACCAAAAGTAATAACACCGCAAAAAAAACCGAAAGTAACGTTAAAACCAAAAAAAGAAAAAGTATCAGCTGACTTAGAGGCTTATGTACCTCCGAAAGAAAGCACAGTTACTGAATTTGCTTCCACTATTGCTCAACAAGTAGACCCATATCTTTCTGAACTTTTAAAACAGCCACATGAGTTAACTGAACTTGAGAACAAGAAGCGACAGGCTTTGGAAAATATTCTCAAAGAACGTGAACAGTTGCAAAATACAATTATTGACAACCTGAAAAAGCTTGGCGAACATATGTCAAAAATTACTGAGCAAATGTCAAAAATAACTGAAGAACCAGTGCCAAAGGCGCCTACAGAATTAGAGGCGACTTTACCTAAAGAACCGATACTTGCGGTATTTAAAGCTCTTGCACCTATTGTTATCGGTATGGCCTCTTTATTCCATCCTGGCAGATACAATCAGAATCTCATGTTATTCAACACTATGTACGATGCTTTACGAAAGTTTGATCTTGAAAGGTATACGAGAGCTTTGGAAGAATGGAAAAGAAATACTGAAATTGCCATCATGGAGAAACAAAATAGGCTACAGGCTTTGCAATTGAAAAGAGAGGAAATAAAAGACAAAATGGCACTGCTTGGAGAGACTGGTAAATGGTTAGATGAGGGAATAAAACTGAGAGCTAATCTATTGCAGGCAGAGATAAACACTATTGTGAACGCAAGAAACCAAGTATACGACGCCATAGATAAGCTTGAAAAAAGGATGATAGAGATACAGAAACTGAAAGCAGATATAGAACATAAAAAAGCACAAGAAAAACACTGGGAAGAATCTCGTGAAATAGCCAAAGAAAGGCTAAGAAGGGAACGACCTACAACATTGCAACGGGAATTTGAATATTTCAAACTTATAATGAAAGATTCAGAGTTAGGTAAAAAGTTAAGTGAACGACAACTGTTTGAACTGTTTATGCAATTGAAAAAATTAGGATTCATTAGTGAACTACCTGAAATGCCTGAACTTTCACCAAGTCCTTCACCGTCTCCTTCAACAAAAGAGAAGATTAGAACAGGTTTAGGATATGGCAACAAGTAAAGTTCCGATTACGCCTGAAATGAAACTTACTATTGAGGAAGGCTTAATAGATAGAAAACCTACTCCTATCATCTTTCAAGAAGTACTTAAGGTTAGTCCTAAAGAAACAAGACAGAGAATCATCGAGCTTTCAAAAAAACACAATATAAACGATATACTCGACGTAATACGAGAATTGCCAATGCATACTGAATCTGCAATTGACTGGATAGCATATAGAGGAAGACGTACGATACAAATAGCAAAAGAAAGAGGAAAGACCTTTGTTGAGAGTCTTGAAGAAGCAAGGCACAAACCTATGATTCAAGCACTAAAAACTGCCGGCCTTGGAGTACTTGAAGCAACCGAAATACCTTTTGCGCCAGTAGCAGCTTTTGTAAGAGAGCCGATAAAGGAAGAAGCAATAAAACGAGGAGCATCTTCAACGGTTGCAGAAGTCCTAAGCTGGGTTCCTGAACTTGCAGTAGCTGGATATGGACTTGTCAAAGGAGGAATAAGCGGAGCAAGGCTGGCAAGACAGATGCTTAAAAAGGAGCCTGCAACACGAGCAGAGGAGATGGCACTTGCATATGCAAGGCATGAAGAACTTACATTTAAGCCTGTACCAAAAGACGTCTGGGATTCTATTTACAAAAAGTTCAGAGTAGCAGAGAGAATTGAAAAAAGGGCAAAGGAGAAACTGGAAGCACCTCGGAAAGCAAAGATTGCTCGTTATTATGGCGAGGAGCTTCCAAAAGCGTATGAAGAAGGTACACTTGAAGCAATTCAAAGAGCAAGGGGAACACTAAAGGAAGAACTAACCCTGGAAGAAAAATTTCAGAAGGAGCTACAGCGTCGTCCTAAGCTTGCCAAAGTATGGGAGACATTACGGCTTACTCCTGAGGAAGAAGAAGCTTTAATAGCATCGATACGTCATAGTGCGCTTAATATTAAAGATGCAAATGAAGCTTTAGAGACGTTTATTCGGATAAAAGAAGGAAAACTTCCACAACGGCACCATCTGGAATGGTTGGCAAAACTCTTAGGAGTTAAACCGTTACAGGTAACCCGTGTTATTCAAGCAGGCGAGTTATCCGCAACGGCAAGAGCAATTATGGCATCTTCAGATCTTAGTGCTTTGTTCAGACAAGGAATAATGGCTTTGCGGAGGAAAGAGTTCTGGAAGAACATACCACTATACATAAGAACTACGTTCAGTGAGAAGACATTTAGAGAAGAAATGATGAATATATACAAACATCCTTATTACCGTCTTGCTCAGAAAAGTGGAGTTCCTATTACCGACACGCTAACTGTTTCTGAAGAAATGTTTACCTCTCGCGCGGTTAGAAAAATTCCCTACTTAAGGAAAGTTGTGGAGATGTCAGAACGTGGCTACACTGCATTTCTAAACAAGTTACGATTTGATACTTTTGTGCACATGGCAGACAAACTGCACAAAACAGGACATAATATTTCCGAGCATCCAGAACTATTCAAAAAACTTGGAGAGTACATAGGAGCAATGACAGGAAGAGGGCCGTTGTATGTCCAGCTTACGCCATCTAAGCAAATCAACTTATCGGGACTTGCTAAACTTGATCTCTTTTTCGCACCAAGGCTAATAACATCACGCTTGTATTACTTGAATCCTATGACCTACGTTTCTTTGCCTAAAGAGATCCGCTTGGAAGTTATAAAGGATGTTCTTGCTTTTCTTTCTTTTGGTTTGTCCACAGTAAGCCTTGCATGGCTTGCAGGAGCAAAGGTTGTTACTGAACCTACGAGTGCAGACTTTATGAAAATCAAAGTGGGAGATACACGTATCGACCCCTGGGGAGGATTTCATCCTTGGGTTGTTCTTATGGCGAGACTTGCAGAAGGAGAGTTTGTATCTACCACAACCGGAAAAACATTTACACTCGGAAATAGAATAGCGCAGATAAAACCGAGAGATCTCCTATACTGGTTTTTTGAAGCGAAAACGGCACCTATGATCACCTTTGCACTGAACTGGATTGAAGGAAGTACTATAGAAGGAACAAAATATGACGTTGTAAAAGAACTTATTAATAGATTTACTCCAATGGTTGCGCAGGACTTATACGACATTATTACCCTTGAACCTGTTAATCTCTGGGCTTTTCCTTTTTCAATAGCAGGTTTTGGTGTTCAAACATACTCTGCAAATCCATATTACAACGGTACAGTAGATGATGAAGTATTCAAAAGAGTAAACGATGGTCTTACAGATGTAGGAATAAACATTCCAATAGTGCAACAAATAAACTTGATCAAGCTAAATGAAAAAGAAGAAGAGCTGTTCAGAAAGGCATTTGGAAAAGCCGTTTACGAACGCTTGCATGCTTTGTTTAATAGTGAGGCTTATCAGAACGCACCACCTGGGCTAAAAGAAAAAGCAGTAAACAAAGTTATAACAAAAACCAAAATGGAAGTAGAAGCAAAATTGTTTCCATATCTTATACAGCTCAAAACATTAAGAGACTACTATAAGATCATGTATGGTACAAAAGAAGGAGAAAAGATGTTTACGAAAGCAGCGGAAAAATGGGCAAGGACATTAGGAAGAAAGATAGAAAAATGAAGTCAATGATTATTGTAAAAGTAGATTTTGTTCCTAAAGAAAAGTTATATCCAGCCTTTGGTATGTGTTACAGCAATGGAGATATAGAAGTCCGAGATGATTTGCCGAAGATTGTGAAATTGTTCGTACTGTATCATGAGTTTTATCATGCAAGAGATAGAGCAAAGAACTGGATCTGGAGGGAGATAAAAGCTAATTGCTATGCTTTTCTCAGATGCCCCTTAGGTGGAATATTGACGCTGATCCTCAGTTTGCATCCTGATAGACTCAAATATTACTGGTCAAGATTGAAAAAAGGGGAATAAAATGAAAAAAGATACACCGACACAGATCCTGGATAAACTCAATACGCTTGCTCTTGAAGTGCTTGATGAGATACTCGAGAAAAAACGTACCAAACAGGAACTTGATGCAGAGTCGATTAAACTCAGCTTGCTTACGATAAAGGAAATAGGAGACCTCTGCAAGGTCAATATGAAGGTAAGGGACAGTAGCTTTGGCAGTTTCTTTGAAGAAGACCTTGGTATGAAAGAATTGGAACTAAAGGAAGAAATGATAGAGGAGGAGCTATATGAAGCAGATAAGAGAAGAAAAAAGTAGTAACTTTGCCAAAGTGTGGGGATATTCTCTAATATCAGGTTTTGTGGAACTTCTAACGATAATACTTGTGAACATGTTCTTGTTTTTAGTTACTCTGTACTACGATTCTAAGAGCTTACCATACATGCTTGTTTTCTTTGGCATATCCTGTCTATTTAGAATTTTCTGGAAAAAGAAATGACCTTTCGTAATGCGTTGCAAAAATACGCAAACTATTTCTGTCTTGACGATGGTCAAGTTGCGTTCATTGAAGAAGTGTATAAGCAACTAAAGCTTTATTCGCTTAACGAGCATCTTACAAGAGTATTTCTCGTAAATATAGCTCTTAGGTTTAACAAAGGCATATTGATAAAAGTTCTTACTTCACTTTCAAAGAAGTTCCATAAAAAGAAGGATTCGCAAGTACCTGAGTACTTTCATGAATATGGACTATATTACCTAAACAAGTTTCCTCTTGATCGTCAGATACTACTAATTCTTCAGGCGCTCATGGGAGTAACGCAATTGACTACGAAAGATATAGAAAATCTGAAAGCAATTCTTCAATATTACTTTCAAGAAGCAAATGTGCAAGATCATATTAAGACTCATCAGATCATAAACTATGTCTGAGATAACAAAAACCTTTCTAAACTGGTGTACGCAACTTAAAATTGTCAGTAAGGAAAAAGGACTTATGTCTTTTGCACCAAGCTCGTGGTTTACAGGGCAAAAGTACCTTGTGCAACAGATATTCGAGGAGATAGAAAAGAATTCTCACATAAGAGAATTCATTATCTTGAAGGCAAGACAGCTGGGAGTTACAAGCATATTGAACGCAATAGACCTATTCTGGGTGATGAAATTTCCAGCCGTTAGGCTTGCTTTTCTCTGTCATAACTATGAAGCAAGGCCAAAACTGAGACAGAATCTCAGGACGCTTTATCTGTCACTGCCACGGACCCACAAAGTACCAGCCGTGGTGGATAACAGAGAGATGATGCACTTTGCCAATAGATCAGAGATACTGTTCTTTCACGTAAGTACTCGTGAGGCCACGAGGCAGGCAGTAGCAAGAAGCCAGGCAGTTACGTGTATACATGCGACAGAAGCAGCGTACTATGACAGCGTTGATCCTGCCGAAGAAGTACTCAAATCACTGCAAATATCATGTGCAAAAACCCATCCTGCGAGATTTGTAATCCTCGAAAGTACTGCTAATGGCTACAATTCATTCTATGACAGATGGCAAAACGCACTGAATAATCCTGCACAAAAGGCTATTTTCATCGCATGGTGGATGAGAGATGATTATCGCTTATCTTCAGATCATCCTCTATTTCATGAATACAGCTATCCTCCTGATAAATTAGAAAAACAATGGATCAGAGCAATAAAAGAAGACCTTGGTTTTGGTATTACAAAGGGACAACTTGCATGGTGGAGAAACGAACTAATGACTACGTATAATGGAGATCTAAACTTCTGTCTTCAGGAACTACCATGGTTGCCTGACGATGCTTTCAGGCTGAGTGGGTATAAATTCTTTGATAGCATGGTACTTACAAAGCTGAGAAAAGAAGTACAAAACGTAAAACCGTTATATCTTGATATTTCTGTAGATAATGACAGAATAACGATAAGTGAAGGAAGTGCGTATAAAGCTAACTTCGAGGTATACGAACTACCACAAGCGGGGGAGAGATACTTTATAGGAGCGGACCCCTCGTTTGGTAGTTCTCCTGATTCAGATGCAGCTGTGATATCAATATGGAAAGGCTATAGCGATAAGATCGTACAAGTGGCAGAATTTTGTGATAACAATGTAGGACCTATAGAGTTCGCAAAACTTCTCGTATTTCTGTCCTGTTTTTACAATCCATCGCACGTTAACCTTGAAGTACAGGGGCCAGGGAAGGTTGTAATCAAAGAAATGGACAAAATAAAGCAAGGTACTATTGAAATAGGAGATATAAGAATTTCCAATACTGAATACGACATACAGAAGATAAAGGAAAATCTTAGATCAGTAAAAGAATATCTGTACTATCGCCCAGATAGTCTTCACAGATCACATGCAAGACACTGGGTATCAACGGCAGAAACAAAAGAAATGGTAATGAACCAGATGAGAAGTATTGTACACCTTGGTATGATCGAAATAAAAAGCAAAAACTTGGTGGAAGAAATGAGTTACTTTGTAAAAAGCGGTTCGAGTTTAGGTGCAGAGGCGGGAAGACATGATGACAGAGTTATAGCAGCTGCAATAGCCTTAGAGTTCTGGCGTACATACTGGAGCCACAGATTGCCAAAATCTACCGACATTGTAAAACCTGAAGAAAGAACACAAAGTCAGATGTTCTTAGAACAGACAGGACTGATCAATATTATAAGTCCGTTTTTACAAGGAGTACGAAAATGAAAGAAAACTTGATCTTCTTTCAATATATAGGTGGAAAACACTTCTTAGTACCTCTGGTACTTAGTCTTATTCCTGAACATGATGTTTATGTAGAACCTTTTTGCGGTAGTGCGAAAGTATTATTTGCAAAAAAACCAAGCGAGATAGAGATACTTAACGACTATGACAAGAAAATTGCAAATCTTTTCTATGTAGTGATTCATAAGTTTGATGAGTTCTATGAAAAGATAAAATGGAGTATCTATTCGAGGGAATTGTTTAACGAGTTCAGAAATAAGATAAAAAACTACAAGCTACCCAGTCTTGGTGACGTTGATTATGCAGTGTGGACATATTACCTATTAGAAACGAGTTTCAGTGGTTATCTTGGTCGTGGGTTTAGTACTTCGAGAAAAAGAAATCATACCAAAGCTTTTTTCGATAAAATCTCTAAATTGCCTCAAATACACAACAGACTCAGAAACGTCATCATAGAAAACTTAGATTTTGAAGAAGTAATCAAACGTTATGATACAGAAGCTACTTTCTTCTACGTTGATCCTCCATATTATGGAGCAGAACAATATTATGATGTTGAGTTTGGCAAAAAAGATCATCAAAGACTCTTAAGCTTACTGAAACACGTAAAAAGTAAGTGGCTACTCTCTGGTTACAGCAATGATCTTTATAATAGCGAATTAAAACAATACTATCGAATCGAGAAAAAAATACCTAAGTTTTCTTACGGAATAACTAACTACTCTAATAGAAAAGAAAAACCTATCGCAATTGAAGTACTCTGGGCTAACTACGACTTATACAAGACCACCCAGAAACAGGAGTTTCTTATACAGTTTTCCATCCATTAGCACCTATCTTAGCAATGTAACTCAGACAGTCCATATACTTCTCACATCTGAAACTTTTCTTACATCTTTTAGGATAATCAAGCAGTACTATTTTACACCCATTGTGGTCAACTATACCAACGGTTCTCTCTCTTTTTCCCTTTGTGACCTTTAACATTTTCACGTTC